CCGTCATTCCATCGAAATCAACTGTACGAAATAATTCATCAAGTGCAATCTCAGAGAAATAAGAGAGAAGATTATCAGTCGACTTTTTATAGTCTCCCGAAAGGAATCTCTTTGTCTCGTCATAATCAGAAAATAAACCTCGGATAATTTCCTCAGTTAATGGTTCTACAATTAATCGGAATGTTGGATGATCTTTCAGAGTATTCCAAAGAAACTTCTGCATCGGTTGCAACATATAATAAGTCTTGGCAGGACCCGCTGTAATACAACGTACCTTTAAAGACTCTGGTAACGCCACTACCCTTGTACGGGGTGGTTCCTTAAGTGCTTCCTCAAACATAATTTCATTGATCTGTTCATGTCGTTGACGAATGTTCCTAGGATCAAGTTCCAAATAAAGACCATTTTTACAATGGTCTTTATATTCTTCTTGATCTTTCCGCATTTCGTCTCCAAATTGATCGGATCTGTACTTAGAGAACACACCCTCCTTAAGTTCAAAGGGGGTCAACTCCTTTCCAGAGCAGAATCCTAACACCGCCAAAGCTTCATCTAAACTACAAGTCTCATTACGATCGAGACTCATTTGTTGCATTAGACTTGCTGCCTCAAAAACTTCTTGTTCACATTCTTCTTTTACAGAGTAAAACTCTGGATAAGACCCAAAACCTGATCGTGAATAGGTGTGATTTGCAGCAGAAGAAGGGACACGAGGTCCAAGAAGGTCATCTAAAGAAAATTTCTTTCCTTTATATACCTCTCGAACCGTCCTTCTCACTTCTGTAGAGATCACATCTTGATCGATTTTGTGTTTATAACTACACTTAACATCCATGAACGGAATGTAACAAAATTCTCTTATAAGCTCAATATCATTGATTTCCTTGAGAACTCCATCACAATCCCACTTGGGTGGTGGTGTAGTAAGAAGAGTAAAAGTTTCCATTTTCGCGGCATCTAACAGATCGTCAGATACGGTCGGCGCAGCTCTCTTGATGCCATGCAACACACTATTCGAAAATAAGTCTAACCATCGTTGATCATTCAAAACCTTCATCCTCAGATATTTCTGGGGATGACCATTGAACAATTTACGCGGATTTTTAAAGATAATACAATCGTTAGGCGGTGTTGGAATAACATCGTCATGAACAGCCGCAAAAAAAGCAGATAATTTCCACTTCAGAAGTCCCACCCACGAATCATTCCCAAATGCAAAAACATAAAGGGCAAACTCAG